GCCATCACGGCGGCGCTTGCCATCAACGGAGAGCCGCTGACCAGCGCAACAGCTACCGTCACGCCTGCGGCGGTAGGAAACTACTTTAACATTTATGTTTCCGCACAGGTCTGCGTCCCGAAAGGCTGCTGCCTGACGGTCGCAATGGAAAACACCAGCACTCAGGCCGTCAACTTCGCCAACTCGAACCTGACGGTTGAGAGAATCGCGTGAAAGGAGAATGGACATGAGTAAGAAAGCAATGTACGAGCTTCGCAATATGCTGTGCGACGAACTCGACGAGCTGGCGCGTAAGGGCGACCTGGGCGCGGGCGACCTTGAGATCGCGCACAAGCTGACCGACACCATCAAGAACATCGACAAGATCGAGATGATGGAGGACGACGGTTACTCTCGCGACGGAGACTATTCGCGTCGCTATTCCCGCGATGGCGATTATTCCCGCGACGGTGAGTATTCTCGCGGCGGCGACTGGCAGGCCGATATGCGCGGCACTTACGGCAGGGGCAGCTCCTATGCTCGCCGCGGCACGCATTACGTCCGCGGGCACTACAGCCGCGCCGACAGCATGGAGCACCTGCGCGAGCAAATCAACGACATGATGCGCGAGACGGACGACGACCGCGTAAAGGAAGCGCTGCGTCGTGCCGCGAGCCTGATGGAGGAATAAAGGGGGTGCGTCCCCTTGATCGACGAAAACGAGGTCAATCTGTGGATATCGCGGCTTGAGACGGAGGAATCAAGCTGGCCCAATTATCAAAAGCTGGCGGCGTTGTACATCATCCAAAATCAAAACGCGCCCAAAGAACCGGAAAGGCCGATGCTGTATTCGGCATCTCCCGCACCGGTCAAAGCCTATGCGTTTGAAACGGTAGGCAGCTACGGCGACAGCGATTTTTTGCAGGCCGTCTCCGACATGGCTCCGGCAAGAGCGTGGGAGATCATGGACGAGCTGATGGACAGCTTGAAAATCGTAAACGAGCGCGTGTACAACAGCGTGATGCGGAAGCTCGAAAAATAAGAACACCCCCGTCGTAAGGCGGGGGATTCTTTTGGGCAAAATTTACCTTTGGGAACACCAAGGGCAAATATGCCTAACGTGGCGTTACAAAAAACGCGCCGTCGTCATCTGCGTCAATTCTCCGGATAAAGCGCGTCCAGAATTCCTTTTTCTCTTCCCGGGAATAAGTGTCATATTCAGCAAGTCCATTTCGGAGCGCGTCAAGGTTTGTCTTCGGCTTTTCCTCTACCGCTTCAATGGATTTCTTTAATGTGGTGTACTCTTTCTTGTATTCGTCCAACTCGATCAAGTCGTTAAGATAAAGCGTTTTCAACTTACCCATTTTCTTGCGTATCGCGTCCGCGCTTTGCGTGGGCTTTTTTTCTGCCTTTTTGTAATAGCGATTGTTTCGCTCGGCAATCCCTTCAAGCTCATGCAATAAGTAATCTTCCAGCGCGTCTTCGCGGATCCTCTTTTTATGCTGGCACGCGGAGTTGTCAAGCATTCGCGTCCGGCATCGGTAGTAGGTATAGATATGCTTTGCCGTTTCCGACTGCATCGTTTTCCCACACTCTTTGCAATGCAGCAACCCCGAGAACAGATAAACGCGATCTGTCTCAACTCCCGCGCAGCGCTGCGACCGCTGACGGAGGATATCATTTACAATGTCAAAATCCTGCTTGCTCACCAGGGCGGGGCAAGCATTCTCGATGCCGTACACCTCGCCGATATAAAGCCGGTTCCGAAAATAGTTTACATACTTGGTATACGCGCGGTCAATGCCCCATGTCTCAAGCATATAGCGTTTTACGCCCAACACGCTTTGCAGTCTGACATACGCCGCAAACATATCTCGCGCGGCATCTGCCGTATCGTTATCAATCTGGTATTGCCTGTCCTTGATGATATACCCTAAAGGGGCTTTTGACCCTGCCGGTTGGCCTTTTGCACGCTTGCCGTCGTTGATAAATTTGATCCGCTCGCTTGTGCGGTCGGCCTCGTCCTGCGCGACGGAAAGCATGATGTTGACCTTTAATCGCCCGGACGCGGTGCGCGTTTCGTAGTCCTCTTTCGTCGCCTGCCACGTCACGCCGTATTTGTCCAGCTGCGTCTGCACATCGTAGTACCCGGCAACGTTTCGAAACCAGCGATCGAGCTTGATAAACAGGATCGTGTCTATCTTCCCCGCTTTGCAATCGTCCAGCAGCCGCAGGAGCGCAGGGCGCTTTTTATACGGCTTTCGTGCGGATATGCCCGCGTCCTCATAGATGCCCGCCACGGTCATTTTGTTTTCCCGCGCATACTTTACTAAGGTTTCCCGCTGCTCTTGTAATGATAGACCATGCCGCGCCTGCTCCTCGCTCGACACACGGATATACAATGCCGCTCGCATCAAATCCCCCTCCAATCAATGTACAAGCACCATGCAGCCAGCAGAACGATAATGGCAAACATTATAGCAATCACGCCGTTGCGGATATGGACACCGCGCCGCATGATCTCAATGGTATCCGCTTTCGCGTCAACATGGCGTTCCAGCTCATCATTCCGCGCTTGCAAAGTTTCCTCGGTCGGCGTCAGGTGTTCGGAAATTCCGAACGCCTCATCAAGCGATATTCCAAGCGCTTTGCAGATCGGCGCGACGGTGTAGATGGACGGAGATTTAGAAAACTTGGAAAAGAAGTTCTGCACGGTGGACAGCGGCACGCCGGAATCGTCGGAAATTTCCTGATAGGTCAGTTTCAAATCTTCTTTACGGATTCTACACACTTCTTGAATGTTCATTTATGCCACCTTAATTTCTTCGATTTTCGCGCCGCAAAGTCGCAAGATGAGGGCTTGTCGAGCCATGTCGAGCGCTGTTTTATTGCAAGGCTTCGGCATTGAATTACCAAGCCAAAGTGGGCTACGGTAAAGACAGCCGGCGGCGACCGCTCCCCGCCGGCTGCAAAAAGCCCTCGCCGTTGTTGCAGAGGCGGCGAGGGCTAACCTTACTTCATACCAAGGAGCTTGCCAAGTTTTCTTTGCCGCCCTGCTTTGGTCGTTGGGATCCCAGTTGCTTTTGAAATTTTCCTTTTCGTCTTCGTGATTCCGAGCGCACGCTTCCAACTAAAGGACAGGCCGGGGATTTTCATTATTGATTCGCCACCTTTTCAATTTTTTCAATCATCTTAGCACATAGAGCGCGCCCATGCTTGATACTTTCTTCCGGCATTTGGTCGGAATACTCGCCAACGATAGCCGCGATGCTTTGAGCCTTTTTTACCTGCCCGCGAGATAGGCCGAGAATATGCACGGTTTCTTTTTGGATGTACCGAGAAAGAAAACTGTTTGTATGGGTAGCCTTTTCGTTTTGCAGCATCTCGGTGCATTCGTTCGGGGAAACCCTTCCACCAGCCATACACTTAGTATCGCCACCTGCGACCTCTGCGATCTGCGCTACTGTTTGTTCGGCAAGCCCATATCGGTAAAAATAGGTTTCTATGTCGGTTGTATCGGCAATGATGCGAATGCAGTCCGCAAATATTTGCGATTGACGCTTAACAAAGGCAGTTTCCGCAGCGGTCATTTTTTTCTTGCCGAAAAGCGAGCCTAAAATACCCATTTACGCTTCCCCAATCTTTTGCAAAATATCATTTTGTTGCACAGCGCCGTGCAGCAAACGCCTGTTGTGGGAATAGGTATGAATACCGAAAAGGAGGTCGAAGCATGGACGCACAGGTGCAAGCGGCGGTGGCGCTTTATCTGCTCCTAACGCCGAAGCAAAAAGACGAAATGCTCGCGCTGATTGAGCGCATCCTCGCGGAGGAGGAGCAAAAAATAGCCTTAGAGCCAAACGGAGGGACGCAAGATGTTGTGTAACGACGCAAAATGTGATACAATAAAGTATCAAGAAATGCTGGCGGAAGCCTTTGACCTGATACAAAAGTTATCCGACGAACAACTTCAAAAAATCATGGAGGCTCTAAAATGAAAATTTGGGCGATCAGTAAAGAAAAAGGCGCCGAGTATGAAATCGGCCTGGAATGTGACGGCATGGATCGAGAGACCGCAATGACCGAGCTTTACCGAATGGCGCGAAACCTGTTTACCGGGGAACTTGAAGTGTTTTGGAAAGAGGGCGAAGCCGGAAAGGCCGCATTTTAACCGTTGGCTTTCCTCTTGCATTCGATCACGGCATTTAACTGCTTCGAGATCGCGTCGCAATTTGGGCTAACCCGCTCCACCAATCCGCTGAGCTTGTCAACCTCGACCGCCATTTCCTCGGTTGCCTTTGCCCGATAAACGGCGACGGCATTGGTCGCGTCATGGAAACCATTCGGAGACGGGTATTTTGCATAAAGGGAAACGGCAGATACCATTTTGTCAAAATCGGCATCGCAGGCCGTTTCCTTTTCGTGCGCCCATATTGTTTGCAGCTTCTTTATTTCTGCCTTTGCCGCTTGCTTTGCAACGATCCATGCGACAATGCCGGAAATAGCAGCACAGCCGAGTGAAATGATGATTTCTTTCATTGGTCTTCCTCAAAAGCAGCGCGGCCCATTTTTATAAACCGCTCCAGCTTTTCCGGCGGCAATGACAACACAAACTGAATAGCGGCCTTCTGCAACTCTGTATAGCCCTCGCCCTCTATGGCGGGGACTTTTTTTACGCCCTCGGTCTTCGGATCGGGGGCGCTTTCTTTTTGCCCCGGAAGCACGGGAAGCTCGTCACCGTCCAGCTCGGCAAGGGTGATGCCGAAATGGTCGGCGATCTTCTGGCGGGTCTTTGGATATGGAATGCACTCTCCGGACTGCCAATTCAAAACGCCCTGGTTACTCGCGCCAATTATTTTTGCAAACTTGTACGCGGTGTATTTCTTTTGCTCCATGCAATAATTGAAGTTTTGAGTAAATGGCATAAATTCAGCCCTCTATACTTGTGCAATCCAACAGTCAAGTCTTTATTGACAAATACTCAAGTCTAGAGTATACTAAAAACCGTGGACAGGTAATAAGAAACCGAACCACCCCGACAAATCGAGCTGGTGAGAAACATATAGTTGTCGCAAACTTAGAGTATCACCATTGCTCCAATTTGTCAATAGAATACTCTAATTTTGGAGGTGAAAAAATTGACCGAGACCGAAAAGCGCCTTGAGGACACGTTGCTCAATGCTATTGAGAAGTGGGCTGAATACGGCTGCGCGACCGCCGAAGGGATGCAGGCCCTTGCAGCAGCCGCGCAGGTGGTGGTGAATCTGGAACGTGGTTAGTTTTCCGACTTGGATAAAGCTAAGACGCGCTTATAGATTTCTTCGAAGAAATCAGCGACTTGCACTCCGTTTTCTTTGTTGGGGTGAATGGTAGAGTTTGACATTTTGGCGACAATGATTTCTTTTGCGATGTCAAGCGCGTAACGCTTAATAGGATCCATGAGATCACCTCCTTTCTGTACTCCATTTTACCACAGAGCGGAGGAGGTGCACAACAGCAATGAAAGGAGAGGATAAATTGAGTTTTCCTGAAAACCTTGCTCGGCTGCAAGCCGAGCGCGGCGAGACGAATTACCGTCTTGCAAAAGAAATCGACGTATCGCAGACGTCGATCAAAAACTGGAAAGAGAGCGTGTGCCGCCCTCACCCGCGCCAAGTCAAGAAGCTGGCAAAGCACTACGGCGTTACCGTGGACGCGCTGCTAAAATTCAGCGACGGGCAGTAAAAAATGCCCCGCTCGGTGTACCAGACCGAACAGGGCGAAGGAACAAATCTCAGCACAGATATTGTGTCCTGTGCTCATTGTAACACAGGGGAAAGGAAAATGCAATGAGAAAAAAGCCGGAATACAAGATCATTTGGGTCACGCCCCCTGACCCCGTAAAGCTGGGGACGATCATGGGAGAGATTTACGCACGCGGTCGCGGCCTTGAGTTTGTCGGCCTTTTGCCGAACGAGAAGAAGGGAGAAAGGGAATGAACACCTTTTTGATTTTTATCGGCATCGGCACCGTGACGCATTGGTTTATGCGGGCGCTGGACAAACTGGAGGGCAGGGCATGAGGCGCGACCGACGCACCCGCGAGCAGCGCAAGGCCGACGCTTCGGCGCGCATCGCCGCCGTCTGCCTGTTCCTCGCGGCGCTGCTGATCCTCTTTGCGGTGCTGACGGTCAAAACCACCGGGCAGCCGTACAAGGGCGAGCCGCCGGTCGTCGAAGACAAGCTCCCCGGCGAGGACAAGCCCGCAGAGGGATGCGCGGTGCTCGACATCGGCGAACCGCTCGGTGAGTTCCGGCTGACCGCCTATTGCCCGTGCATGAAGTGCTGCGGCAAGACGGACGGCATCACGGCGACCGGCACGACCGCCGCCGAGGGGCGAACGATCGCGGTTGACCCTCGCGTGATCCCTTACGGCTCCTCCGTCACGATCTACTTTGCCGACGGCACGAGCCATACATACACCGCCGAGGACTGCGGCGGCGCGATCAAGGAAAACCGCATCGACGTATTCTTTGACAACCATCAGGCCGCGCGGGAGTTTGGCGTCCAAACCGCTTACGTTTACAAGGAGGAGGCAGCATGACAGACGATGTTATCACTCTGCGAAACCATCTTCGCGTCGGCGCCCAGAACGCGCTGCGTCGTTGGCAGCTCTGCGAAATGACCGGCTGGACAGACCGGCACTTGCGCAAGGTGATCGAGGCGGCACGATGCGAGGAGGACGGCGAGGAATACTGCATCATGAACTTTGGCAAGGGCTACTATTTGTCAAACGATCCGGCAGAAGCCGAGTTGCTCCGCAAGATCGAGATGGCGCGGATAGCGTCCATTGTCGGGCGGACATACGGCCTGTCGGAGATGATACGGAAAGCGGGGAGGTCGTAATTTACATGGTTTACAAATGCGAAGCCTGCCACGCGATCTTCTTTGAGCCGTACACTTATCAGGTACGCGAGAACCTTGACGGCGAGAACGGCATAGAAACGCGGACGGTCGCCGAGTGCCCGTTCTGCGGCGAGGAATGGTTTGAGGAGGTGGAGGACGATGCCGAATCTGGATGACGGCACTTCCGGTTACCTGAAAGGCACGGCGTCGGTAACGACCTATTTCCCAATTGACCGCAAAGGCACGGCATACATAGCCTGCGAAGCCTGCCGGTTTTACAGACGGTCAAGCAAGCGCTGCGGGCTTACGGATGAAGTCATTCCGTGGCCGGACAAATACACCGGGGCGAAACTGCCCGCTTACTTTGGAGGAAGAAGAAAATGGAGAACCTTGGAATTTATGAAAGCGTGCGGCAAGTCCCGCCGTCCGCACAGCGTGAAATCCAGGCGGGGAGACTGAAAGGCAAGACCGACATTAACCCCATGTGGCGCATTAAGGCGCTGACGGAGCAGTTCGGCCCCTGCGGAATTGGATGGAAGTACATAATCACGGATAAGCGGTTGGAACAGGGCGCGAACAACGAGGTTTCCGCATTTGTGGACATAAACCTTTTCATTAAGGTCGATGGTGCGTGGTCAGATGCGATCCCCGGCACAGGCGGCAGCGCGTTTGTCGCCAGCGAACGAAACGGCCTTTACACCTCTGACGAGTGCTTCAAGATGGCGCTGACCGATGCTATCTCCGTTGCCTGCAAGGCGCTCGGGTTTGGCGCGGATGTGTATTGGGCGAAGGACGCGACCAAGTACACGCCAAGAACCGCAGAGCAGAAGCCGAGCAAGGCCGAGATGGAATCCTTCAATCAGGCGTACAAGGAACAGTTTGACTACACCTGCCAAGCCTGCAAGCAGCCGATCACACCGCAGTCCTTTAACGGAAAGCTCTATCGTGTGAGCGACATCTCCAAAGGCGCGATGAAGAAATACGGGGTGCCGCTCTGCTGGGCTTGCATGGAAAAGAGGAAAGCCAATGAAAGCCCGACTGCATGATCTATCCCTTGCGCGCGATGGTGGGTATCTGCTCACCATCGACACGCGGGAGAACGTCGGCGCATTGTATGACGAGTTGCACGAGACAGACGTTGACGTGACCGTGAAGAAGCACCGCGAGAAGCGAAGCCTCGATGCCAACGCTTACGCATGGGTATTGATGGACAAGCTCGCAGAAGCCACAGGAACGCCTACAAGCGAGGTTTACCGGCAGGCCGTGAAAGATGTCGGCGGGAACACGGAAACCGTCTGCGTGCGAGAGAAAGCCGTACAGAAGCTATGCGGCGGCTGGAACAAGAACGGTATCGGCTGGCAGACGGAAGTGATGGACAGCAAAATTGACGGCTGCAAGAACGTGGTGCTGTATTACGGTTCGTCTACCTTTGACACAAAGCAGATGTCCCGCCTGATCGACAACATCGTGCAGGACTGCAAGGCGGTGGGCATCGAGACCTTGACCCCACAGCAGCTTGACGCGCTGAAGGAGGATTGGCGATGCACAAAATGACAAAGGCCACGTCCATCCCCAAAAGCGTCAAGGAGGCCGTATACGAGCGCGACGGCGGGCGCTGCATTCTATGCGGGCGGAACAACGGAGAACCTGTAGCGCACGTTATACGGCGCTCACAGGGCGGCAGAGGCATCGAGCAGAACATTGTGACGCTCTGCCCCTCCTGCCACCGAGCCTTTGACGAGGGACCGCAGAGGACGGCGCTATACGCCTGCATCGTCGGCTACCTCGAAACGAAATATCCAGGTTGGACACGGGAGAACATGATTTACAGAAAAAACAGGGAGGAATTGAAATGAGCTTGAACAGGATCAGCGTCATGGGACGCATTGGAAAGGACCTTGAGCTGCGCCGCACGCAGAGCGGAAAGGCGGTCACCAGCTTTCCCATCGCCGTCGACCGCGACGGTAAGGATGCCGGAACGGACTGGTTTGATGTGGTCGCGTGGGAGCGCACGGCGGAGTTTGCCGCGCAATACTGTGCCAAGGGGCGCAAGGTGGTGGTAGACGGCCGCTTGCAGGCGCGAGACTGGACCGACAAGGACGGCAATAAGCGCCGCGCGGTCGAGATCATCGCCAATAGCGTGTACTTTGCCGACAGCAAGCCGCAGGAGGGGCCTGCTTCATACAGTCCTGCTTCATACAGTTCCGCATCAAGCAGCCCGGGCGAGTTTGCAGAGATCGAGGACGACGGGGACCTTCCGTTTTGATGGAGGTGCGGGATGAGATACGATGTGTTGATTTATGACAGCGACAATATTTTGGACGCTGCCGACCCGTCCGGAAATTTAATCCGCATCATCGGATTAACGCAGTCTGAGGCAGACGATATTGCCGACATTTTGACGCAGCACGGCGTTTCGATTGGCTTGCTCCCCTATAAGGAGTGAGCGCATGGCGGATATGACTTACATCAAGTTGTTTGTCGATTACTTAGACGCAATAGAGCCACTCGGTGACGCTGAGAGGGGGAGGCTTTTCACTTCCTTGTTAGAATACGCAAGGACGGGCGAAGCCCCGCAGCTTGGCGGGAACGAACGGTTTCTTTTCCCTATGATGAGGGCGCAGATCGACAGGGACAACGCTGCAATGACGGAATTATCCGAAGCGCGAAGCAAGGCCGGGAAGATCGGAGCTGAAGCAAAACAAGCAAATGCAGGATTTGCCAAGCAAAACAAGCAAATGCCAAATTTGCCAAGCAAATCAAGCTATGACAAAGACAAAGACAAAGACAAAGACAAAGACTATATATCCCCCCCTCCCCCCTTACCGCGAAAGGCTCCCACGTTTGACGAGGTTGCTGAATATGCCAAGCTGCGCGGAGGGCTTATTGACCCAAAACCGTTCTACGAGTTCTACTCTGTCGCCGGGTGGAGGGATACCGAGGGCAAGCCGGTCTATAACTGGCAGCAGAAATTCCAGCTATGGGAAAAACGCGAGCTGGAGAAGAAAGGGGGCGCGATGAATGGACATGGTCAAGATACTGGAAGAGATCCGAAAAAATGGAACGTCCCCGGAGCCGTCAATCTCTAACGAATGTCCGCTCTGCGGCGGCGTTGGATACACCGTGCGGAGGTCGGCAGACGGCAACGCGGAGTACCGGGAGTGCGAATGCTCCATCCGCAAAAGGAATCTGCAACGCATCGAAAGAAGCGGGCTTAAAGAGCTTTTGCAGAGATGCACGATGGAGAACTATCGCGCGACTGAGCCGTGGCAGAAGCAGGCCAAAGAGGTCGCGGAACGCTATCTTGCCGATTGGCGTGGAAGATGGTTTTACGCCGGAGGAAGCCCCGGCAGCGGGAAAACGCATCTCTGCACGGCGATGTGCGGAAAGCTCATGGATGCCGGATTACCAGTTCGATATGTGCAATGGCGTGCGGATATTCCGGCCATCAAGGCAAAGGTCAACGATGCCGAGGCATATCAAGATGCCATTGATCCGCTGAAAAGTGTCAAGGTGCTTTACATCGACGATTTTCTCAAGGGAACGGCGACAGAGGCTGATCGCAACATTGCGTTTGATCTGCTCAATGCGCGGTATATCAAGCCAAGCCTTGTGACAATCATCAGCTCCGAGTGGACGATCTCACGCGTTCTGGACTGGGACGAGGCGATAGGCTCGCGCATTGCGGAGCGGTCGAAAGGCTGCGTACTGAATATTACCGGATCCAAAAACTACCGGCTGAAATGAAAGAATACCTGTGAGGAGGAAAGCATGAAACTATTGATCGGCGGCTCGCCCTGCACGCACTGGAGACCAATTTCGGGGTATGAAGGATTCTACGAGGTTTCGGATAATGGAGAGGTACGAAATTCAAGAACGGGTCGGATCCTAAAACAAAAAGTTGAGCGAAACGGCTATGTTCGAGTGTATCTATCTAAAGACGGAACTGCAAGAAGTCTGCTTCTACATAGGGTGGTTGCAAATACTTTTATACCAAATCCGAACGGACTTCTTACTGTAAACCACCTGGATGAAGATAAGACAAATAACAGATTGTCAAATCTGGAATGGGCTAATATGTCCCGTCAAAACTCCTATGGACAAGGAGCAAGGGCACGAAACAAAGCGAAGGAGCGTCCCGTATGGCAGTTATCTATGGACGGGGAGCCAATTCACCTGTGGAGCAGCATAAAAGAGGCTGCTATAGCACTGGGGGTAAACCCGTCTACGGTCGTTTGCGTTTGCAAGGGGAAACGCCGTTATAAATCGACCGGCGGATATAAATTTAGGTATTCGGAGGAGGTGGTTTTGCATGGTTAAACTGCTTATCGGCGGGTCTCCATGCACTTAGCTCACTGGAGTATCGCGCAGACCAAGAACCGCGAGACCGAGGCCAGCGGCATCGGCTGGGAGCTGTTCTTGAATTACCGCATTGCCCGCGACAAATACAAACCGGACTATTTCCTCTACGAGAACAACAAATCCATGTCGCCCGCTATCCGGACGCAAATCACGGCGGAGCTGGACGTTGAACCCGTGCTGATCAACTCCGCGCTGGTAAGCGCACAAAACCGCCAGCGCCTGTATTGGGTGGGCAAGCGCAACCCGGACGGCACATACAGCCAAGTGCCGGTGGAGCAGCCGGAGGACAGGGGTATTCTGTTGCGGGACATTCTGGAGACCGGCGTTGCATGGTCGGAAAAATCTTACTGCATCACGGCTACAGAAGCCAAGGGAAGCAATCCGCAACAGACGCTTACGAAACACCGCCGCACGATGGTCGCAGAGCCGATCGTCGTCAATGGAATGAAAAACGGAAAGGCGCGAACCGTTGACGCGCACATGGGAAAGCTCGAAAACAACCTTGTGCCAAGGATAAACAATCCGAACCAGGCAAAGCAACAATACGACTGCATAGCCGAGCCTGTCCGTGTCGGCACCATCGAGAATGACGCGAAGAACTCGGCCTTTGACAGCCAGCAATACCGCGTCTATTCGCCGGACGGAAAGAGCGTGACCCTCTGCGGCAACGGCGGGGGGCTGGGAGCCAAGACGGGCCTTTATGCAACGCCGGTCGGCGGCCCGGATGGGAAAGCGTGGCCCGTATACGAAGTCCGCGACGGCTTTATTGCCATTAAAGGCAAGCGATACCCGATCAAACTGCGAGACGGCTTTTACATCATCCGCAAGCTGACCGTGACGGAGTGCAAGCGCCTCCAGACCGTGCCGGAGGAGTATGTTTTCCCGGTGAGCAACAGCCAAGCCTATAAGATGCTGGGCAACGGCTGGACGGTGGATGTGATCGCGCATATCATGAGCCACTTTGAGGGGCTGACCACGGAGCCGGTGGAAGTGCTTTCCATGTACGACGGTATGAGCTGCGGCCATATCGCGCTGGGCAAGCTGGGCGTACAGCCGTGGTTGCTCAGATACTACGCGACCGAGATCGACAAATACGCCATCCAGACCACGCAGCACAATTTCCCCGAGACCATCCAGCTTGGCGACGCATTTCAGGTGCGGAACGATGATTGGAGGGTTGAGGAACGGATGAAAGGGGTGTGAAGGACATGAGAGATCAAAAACTCGTAAAAGCGCTGCGTGAGCACGCTGAATGGGCGGAGGGGAACCAGTGGGAAATGCCCATTACCCTGTGCGACGATCTGGCGGAAGCTGCTGACTTGATCGAGGCGCAGGCGAAAGAAATTGACGCCCTGCGGAACGAACTGTGCCTGAAATGCGGAAACTACGCGCTGGCCCATGAGGGGGCCTGTAACGGATGTCGGTGGAGGAGGTAAGAAGATGGACGCTTTAGAGTTTTTAAGAGAACAGGAAAGAATGTGCAACTCATACGATGGTTGTAAGGGTTGCCCGTGTGAAAAGGCTAGATGCGCACTCAACTCCCTTACGTCTGACAATGACTACAAGCGGATCGTTGTTATGGTCGAGGAATGGTCTGCTGCACACCCGCGTAAGACGCGGCAGGACGTGTTTCTAGAGCAGTGGCCGGAAGCAAAAATTGATAACGGCGGTTGTTTGGCCGTCTGCCCATATTATGTTTCTGCTACCCACAGGGACAAATATGGCTGCTGTGTAGTACGCGGTAAAAGCTGTTGCGACTGCCGCCGCGAGTTCTGGATGAAGGTGGTGGGGTGAAATGACAAAACAAGACGCTGCTGCCATGTTAGTGCAGCTGTATGCGGACTACTCTACATTGTGTGATAAGTATGGGTGGCCTCCCAGTGATGGGATGTCAGAGGCAGTAGCAATAGCTGTGCAGTCGTTGCGGGAGGTGGAGTGATGGAACGACTAACTGAAAAGCACTATCTTGGCACAGACCATAGCGTGAAAGAAGCAGCTAAAAGCGTAGGGGTACACGATACAAAAGTTTCTGCCGTTTGCAAAGGGAATCGAAAAACAACCGGCGGACATTCATTCCGGTTTCTCACCCGCAAGGAAGGGGAGAAAGCATTGGAGGCGATGAAGGATGACTGACCTGAAACCTTGCCCGTTCTGTGGAAATCCTCCCGCCAGATTGGTTTCCATAGATGGCAAAAAATATATTAGTTGCTTGAATTATAAATGCCCATGTCAACCGGAAACAACGGCGTATAAAGCCAAAGGAGCGGCGGCGAGAGCGTGGAATAGGAGGGCTGACAATGGCTGACCAAATGCAGTTATATGACACATCGGAGAAACAATCAAGTAACAACACAGGTAAAGCTAAACAGAAGTGGGAAAATGGTTTCCAGAGATGGAGCAACCGGCACAGTGCAGATGGTGGTAGCTCTTTTGGGTGCTGTGGATTCGGCAGTATGTGTGACTATTGTGAGGATAATTCGTATGGACGCCCGTGTGTCAGGTCGCTGAACGCCATGATCCGCGAAAAGCGTCTGAAAATCGATTACGAAAAGACTGGTTATGAAGAAGTATGGGAGGGGATTTTTGACAATGGCTGAATACATCGAGCGCACGGAAGAACTTATGCTTGCCATGAACGCCGGGGCGAGGGCAATCGAGAACACGAAGCGATATCATAGTTCTATTTACACCAAGGATGTGTTCTCGGAGAGCCCACAGGAAATCCCATACTTGCAGGCCGCCAAGGTGTTGCGGGAAGTAAGTGATGCTCCCGCCGCTGACGTGGCCCCGGTGGTGCATGCGCGGTGGATTTCGTGGGAAGAAGCAGGAAACTTTGTTCCCTCACCAGACAGGCACGAGTGCTCTGTTTGCCACGATGCGGCGCAAGTGCTTGTAAATGGGTTTGAATTGTTGTCGGATTACTGCCCCAACTGCGGCGCGAAGATGGACGGAGGTGACAACGATGAGGCTGATTGATGCTGATAAATTCATTCTGGCCCTTATGGATGCGTCCCTATCTTCCGTTGACGAGGATACAATCCTTGATTTGGTTGATAGCGTCCCCATTGTGGATGTTGCCCCGGTGGTGCATGGGCGGTGGGAATGGATCGATGAGGATGTTGGGACACCGGTAACGGGATATGAAAGAGAGTGGGGTTGGCGATGCTCCCATTGCGGGGAAGAATTACCGGACGATTACGATGACCCTGATGACAGCCCCAAGTTTCGGTTCTGTTACAACTGCGGGGCCAAGATGGACGGAGGTGACAACGGTGCGGATGATTGACGCGGACGCACTGGAAAACCAGTTCGGAATATCCGATGAAGACCTTCTTGCACTGGACGAAATTCGACACGCTCCCACCGTTGATGCCGTGGTCGTGACGCGGTGCAAGGACTGCGCCCGATGCGGATTCTGCGGGGAAGCAACTAACCTCGAAGTGATGGGATTTTACGGCTATTGCAGCCGTGGAAAACGAAAGGAGGGCATATGATCCGCATCATCATCGACATCGAAGACCACGGCGACAAGCTGGCGACCAAGGAGGCCGTGGCAATGGCGCTTGAGCAGTTCGGCAAGGTGCGCGTGGTCATGGTGACAGACGGGAGGGGGAAATGAGCCTGACGGCATCTGACCTTGCACGTCTCGGGCCTGCGGAACAAAAACAGGTGGTTGAAAAGGTACTTGCTCAAAAAACGGGCAAGTACCACAACCGCAAAACCGTGCGGCATGGCATCACGTTTGACAGCAAGCACGAGGCAGACCGCTATGATGAGCTGCGGATGCTGCTGAAAACGGGGGAAATACACGATTTGAAGCTACAGCAGACATACAAGCTCGTTGGGGCGCAGAGAACGCCCGCAGGAGACGCTGTGAGGGCAGTTACATACATAGCCGACTTCGTATATACCCGTGACGGGAAAACGATTGTAGAGGACGCAAAGGGCTTTAAAACAAAGGACTATATCATCAAGAAAAAACTAATGATGGAGCGATTCGGCATTTGGGTGGAGGAAGTATAAGATGGCAGAACAAAGTTCGACGCTTTGCTGGTCGTGCAAATACGCTTGCGGGAAATGTCCTTGGTCGGAATGCGACAAGGAAACGCGGAAGCTGAAGTGGCAGCCGATGGAAGGTTGGCGTGCGATCAGAACAAAGGTTTTGATGAATTCTTGCGGTGGCGCTCGCAGGCATTACGAAACAAGCTACATTGTCACGGCCTGTCCGCAGTACGAGGTGGGATGACATGAGCTGCTTTAACTGTCAGGAGCGGCACGTCGGCTGTCATTCGACCTGTGAACGATACGCTGCGTGGCTGCGAGAAAAGAAAGAGGCAAAAAGCAACGAAACGGCCAGCATAGCCGAAGAAAGCGCGATGATCAATTACATTCAGAGGTCAAAAGACCGATACAAACGGAGGGTGGGGAGAAAATGATCGAATTTCCCTATTGCGTCTATCCAGCGCTGAAAAAAGTTTTCTGCGAGCGACAGTACACGCGCCGCCAGCTTGCCGATGCGGTAGGCATTTCCAAAAGTAACATCTGGTGGTGGCTGTCGGGCAATAATCAGCACACCATCGACGTCATCAAAGGCATCCTCAGAGAGAGCGGCCTGACCTTTGAGGAAGCGTTCGGAGGTGCGGAATGAAAGTAGGCGACAAGGTGCGAGCGCAGTTTATGACGGGGCCGGAGGAGTTTCCTGGAAAGGCGCGCGGTGAAAAGCTGTACCCGCTCCGCACCGGCGTGGTGACGTACGTCCATCCGCAGAGGCGCTATGTGACCGTGGCGATCATGGTAGACGGCAAGGAGATCAAAGAGAGTTTCCGACCGGAGGAGGTGCTGGCATGAACGCGTTTCCCGAGCGTTTGAAGCGCTTACGGGAGAGAAAGAGAATAAAGCAATATGTCCTATCTGAACTGTGCGGTCTGCACCGTGACGCGGTGAGGCGGTACGAGGCGGGGGAGGCTACGCCCACAACGGACGCATTGGAAAGCATTGCCGACAAGTTTGGGGTATCGGTCGATTATCTGCTCGGAAGGACGGATAATCCGATGACCGTGGACGATTATCTAAAAAAATTTTGAAAATTCCACTTTTAAGGGGAAAAATAAGAAAAACCTATGCAAAAATAGAGGCGTGATGGGGCGAGGCTCTTCACGCCTCTGCTTTTTCATCTGTTTCCTCCTCCCTTGATAGCCCGTCCTTCGGGGCGGGCGGTTGAGGGCAATATGCGGCATAGGTGCCCCGTAAGGGGAGACCACAGCGAGTGACGGGGACTTTCCATGAAGCGCTAAAGCAGGGCAGGACTGCAATGCCGTACCAACCACACAAGCGGGCGAGGAAGCGCGAGAAGTTAAGTACACACAAGCTGGTGGCCACAGCGGCGGACAGTTAATCCGCAAAAACAGTGTGCGGCTGATGAAAAGGCGCAGCGCGGTGTGGTGCCAAAATAACTGTGTACCCCATGTTTGAGAGCTTCCAGAAAGCCGCATGGGTGGGTAAAGTCTGCTATGTAAGGCCAAGGGGCGGGGGCTGGTAGCAAAACGAAAGGGAGTGAGCGTATGGCTGGCGGAGCGCCAAGAAAATGGAAAAGCGTAAAGGCAATGCAGGAAGCTATTGACGTTTACTTCAAAAAGTGCGAAGGCGAACCGTTTATCGGAGATGACGGCTGTGCTGTGCGAGATAAGTACGGAGTGCCGATCATCATCAACGCAAAGCCGCCGACAATCACAGGGCTTGCATTGGCGCTTGGATTCACTGGAAGACAAGCATTGCTGGATTATCAAGCAAGGCCAGAGTTTGCGGACACGGTTACGCGCGCGAAGTCTCGCTGTGAAGAATACGCCGAATCTCGGCTCTACGACAAAGACGGTGCGAACGGCGCGAAATTCTCGCTTGGTTGCAATTTTGGGTGGAACGCCGAGAACGAAAAAAGCGGCGATCCTGCGGCGTTGGAAGCTTTGCTTACTGCGTTAAAGGGCGAGAACAATGCAAATTAAAACGCTATCCGCAAAGCAGCGCAAAATAATGGAGTTTATCAGCTCCGATGATATGGCGCTGATTTGTGACGGCTCCGTCCGTTCCGGAAAGACGACGGTCATGTCGATGGCGTTTGTGCTGTGGGCGATGCAGAACTACGACCGCACGAATTTCGCTATTTGCGGGAAGACGGTGCAGGCGGCAGAGCGAAATATCTTAAAACCGTTGATGGAAATTGACGGGCTGGGTGTTGCACTGTTCATGCATTACAAGGTTTCCACGAGAATTTTAACCGTTCGGTGTGGGGATAGAACAAATTGGTTTTACTTATTCGGCGGTAAGGATGAAAGCTCGTATATGCTCATACAAGGCATCACGCTTGCCGGGGTCTTATTCGATGAAGTGGCACTTATGCCGCGTTCGTTTGTGGAGCAAGCGCTTTCCCGTGCGATTTCGTTTGAGCATCCAAAGTATTTTTTTAACTGCAACCCCGAATCACCGCAGCATTGGTTTTACAAAGAGTGGATTGAAAACGAACGGGAGAATACGCAGCACATTCACTTCCTGCTGGAAGACAACCCAATTCTCACACCGCAGATGATCGAGAGGACAAAGGCCATGTATAGCGGCGTGTTCTACGACCGATACATTCGCGGCCTGTGGGTGGTGGCCGAGGGGCTGATCTATCCCATGTTTGGCGATAGCTGCATTGTGGACGAGCTGCCGGAAAAGGGAGAATACTATGTGTCTTGCGACTACGGCACACTTAACCCGTTTTCCGCAGGGCTGTGGTGCTGGGACGGCAAGACAGCCACACGCATCCGCGAGTATTACTATTCCGGGCGCGAAAACCAGAAGAACAAGACGGACGAGGAATACGCCGACGAGATTGAAAAGCTTATCGGCGAGGCGGATGTTAAAAGCGTTATAGTTGACCCGTCTGCCGCCTCATTTATCGAGGTATTGCGGCGGCGCGGGTATATGGTGCGTAAGGCAAACAACGATGTGACAAACGGCATTATGACTACGGCGCGGTTTTTGCAGGACGGCATTCTCAAGGTGCATCGCGGCTGCAAAGACTGCATTCGGGAGTTTGGACTGTATCGGTGGGATGAAAAATCCACCGATGACAGGCCGATCAAAGAAAATGACCACGCAATGGACGAGACGCGCTATTTTGCCTATACGATTTTGAAAAATAAGGCGTATCGACGCGATTATACCCCCATTTGGAACAGATAGGACGGTGAGCAGCTATCAAAACATATAATGACCTTGTGGCGGTCGGCGAAAACGAGCAGGCGCGCATTGAGTTTATCCGCAGCGCAATCAACGAGCACCGCGAATCCCACGCATATAAGACGGCGGCGGATGCTGAGGAATATTACAATGGTCTAAATCCGACCATCAACCGCTACGAAAAGATCATCTATGATATGCAGGGCCGCAGCCACACGGACATGTGGACGGCAAACCATAAGCTTGCCAGCCGCTTCTTTGGTCTGGCGGTCGATCAGGAGGTTTCGTATCTGCTGGGGAACGGCGTGACCTTTGCGGAGAAGGAAACACCAAAAAAACTATGCCCGGACTTCGACCAGGAAGTTATGGATGCGGCGCGTGAGGCGAAAATCGCGGGCGTGTCCTTTGGCTTTTGGGATTTGACGCATCTGCGGGTGTTCTCTCTGCTTGAGTTTGTTCCCCTCTACGATGAGGAGGACGGCGCGCTGAAAGCCGGCATCCGCTTTTGGCAGGTGGCGCAGGATAAGCCTTTGCGAGCGACATTATACGAGCTGGACGGGTTCACCGAGTATTTCCAGCCGAAGAACAAAGATATGAGCGTATTGCAGGAAAAACGCAGCTACAAGCTCGTTATCCGCAAGGCCGAAGTCGGCGAAACAGAGATTTACGACGGCGGCAATTATCCGAGTTTCCCCATCGTACCGCTGAAAAACAACAAGCGGTGTCTCTCCGAGATTGCTGGCAAGCGCAACACCATTGACGCGCTTGATTTGGCGTCCTCCAACATGGTCAACAACGTAGACGAGGGCAATCTGATCTATTGGGTGCTTTCCAATTGCAACGATATGGACGACCTTGACGATGCGAAATTTGTGGAGCGCTTGAAAACCACCCACGTCGCCCACGCCAACGGCGACGACGGCGCGAAGGTGGAGAGCAGGACCATCGAGGCACCGTATGAGGGAACGAGCAGCACCATTGATATGCTCAAGAAAAAGCTGTACGAAGATTTCCAGAGCTTTGATGCTGCGGCGGTATCCGCAGGCAACCAGACGGCGACCGCAATCAAGGCCAGCTATGTGCCGCTGGACCTGAAAACGGATAAGTTTGAATCCGAGGTCACGCGGTTTATTGTGGAGATTCTGCGTTTGGCAGGCATTGAGGATCAGCCGAGTTACACGCGTAATCAGATCATCAACAAGAGCGAGGAGACGCAGAATATCCTTCTGGGCGCGGCGTATTACGATGACGAGTACATCACAAAGAAGCTGTTGACGATCAACGGTGACATTGACCAGTACGAGGACATGGCAAAGCGCAAAGCGGCAGAAGAGATTGACCGAAGCTTTGCGAATGAAAACGGGGCATTTGGAACGGAGGTAGAGTGATGGGCGGCAGAGGTGGAGCCGGTGGCGGAACTGCCACTACGAAGAATAATGTTCGCACAGTGCAAGGCGTTTCTGTTGGTTCTCGCCTTTTTGCCAGAGAAAATGATGTTGCAAAACTCTCACAGAACACTATCTGGATTGAAAACACGAGCACGCCGCACGCTGTTTTGAAAAACAGTCAAGGAACAGTTCAAGTGCAAGGTAATAAAAAGGACAAATACGGCATCCTCGAAAATGTGAATACCGCCGTTGTGCATCTCAGCGGCGTTGACCGAAGCACACCAACAAGGGAAGTCACCAAATTAAACAAGCAACTTAACGAAATACGCTCAAGGGGTTTTGATGTCCAAAGAATTAGTGTGGGCGAATATGAAAGCGTTGCTTACATAAAACGAAAGCTATTCACAAGGGCTTTTTAACAATTTTCAATGATAAACTTTGAAAATTTGGACAAGTTCATGTTCCCAGGGGTCGGAAAGTACGGTATCCCGCAGATTGAGCCGGTCAAAGATTACCCCTATGGCGAGTTTATCCCCGTAAATTACCATTACACGGCGAAAGACACGAAAAGCAAGATCGTGCATTTCTTCGTGGACGATTATCAATTCATTCGGTATTGGAACACGCCTGACAAGTACATTCCGCAACTGTCGCAGTTTGCGGCGGTGTGCGCGCCGGACTTCTCCACCTACACAGACATGCCGCTTGCGATGCAGATATACAATCATTACCGCAAGCACTGGCTGGCGGCGTACTGGCAACTACACAGGATGACGGTCTACCCATCTATTTCATGGAGCGACGAGGATAGTTACGATTGGTGCTTTGATGGCGAGCCAGTCGGAGGAATAGTTGCAGTTAGTTCGGTAGGCACACAGCAGAACAAGGAAAGCAAGCGGCTGTTTCTTCGTAGCCACGAAGAAATGATAAAACGGCTGTCGCCGGAATGGGTTATCTTTTATGGGAAAGTACCGGAGGAATGCGATTGGAATATAATTCGAGTGAAGCCGCACTATGATGAGATTGTGAAACGGAGGCAGAAATGCCAAACGAAGACCTCGGCCACAAGCTGACCGACAAGGAGCTTGCAAAGCTGGAGCGGCGCATTGCAAAACTATACCGCGAGGCTAGGGAAGAGCTGCAAGCGACCATCGACGCATATTTTGAGCAATTCAAAAAGCGCGACGAGGAAATGAAAACGCTGATCGGCACGGTGCAGAACGGTAAGGAATGGACGGAGGCCGACTATAAACAATGGCGGCTCAACCAGATCGGGCGCGGGGAACGCTATCAGGCCATGCGTGACAAGGTGGCGCAGAGGGCGACCGATGCAAACGCTGTGGCGGTTTCCTACACCAACGATGCAACGCCGGGGATATACTCTCTCAACCGCAATTATGCGGCGTATACCATTGAGAGCGTGGCAGGAAACGTCGGCTTTGACCTGTGGGACGAGCAGACGGTCAAGCGGCTTATGGTAGAGCAGCCAGATTTAATGCCGTATTACCCGCCGAAACGGGCCTTAAAGCGCGGTATCGACCTCGCGTATGGAAAGAAGCAGATCACGGCAAGCGTGACCAGCTCCATCTTACAGGGGAAAAGCATCAAGCACATGGCGGACGATTTGCAAACGCGGATCACCACCATGAGCCGCGATTCCGCAATTCGCACGGCCAGAACCGCCGTGACCGGCGCGCAGAGCGCCGGACGTATGGACAGCTACGCGGCGGCGGAGAAGATGGGCATCAAGCTAAAAAAAGAATGGTTGGCTACGCTGGACGCGCGTACACGCCACTCTCATGCCATGCTTGACGGCGAACAAGTGGCGCAGGACAAGAAGTTTTCTAACGGTTGTCGCTTTCCCGGCGACCCACAAGGGCCACCGTGGGAGATATATAACTGCCGCTGTACGCTGATTGCCGCCGTGGAGGGTGTAGATACCTCTACTGCGCAGAGACGCGCCAGAAACGCCGATACGGGGCAAACAGAGGTTATCTCGAACATGACCTATGCAGAATGGGCGGGGTGGAAAAAGAGTGTTAGTACAGATGTTTTGACAATAGCAATAGAAAAAATACGAAGTGCCGATAGCGTTTCTGCCGTTTCCAATATTATGCAGGAAAGAACCAAAAAGACAGTTAATTTGTCAGGAATGGATTTAGACCTTGCAAAAGAAAATATGGAGCAGATTTTACGGTTGGGGGATGAATACGGGTATCATTTTAGCGAGATTGTAACAACTTCCGGACGCGCGGCACTTGGAGAAGTAAAGCGCTCTGGTGCAAGGGCTGAAAGAGTATCACTGCAATACCCTAAGAAATATTACAAAGACCAAAACAGCCTGTTTACCGAGCTGCGCAAATCTTCGGCGGCTGGCGAAAGCCCGCGATTGGGGCGCCGTCAAATCGGGGTATATACAACAACGCACGAGTTTGCGCATACCCTGTCCGAAGAATTAACCAGCCGTTTGTATGGATACGGCGAAGAACTCGCGTTTTGGGACGAGATCGAAGAGGTTTATAAGGCCGCAAAAAATGACCGACCGGACGAATTGGGAAAGTATGCCTTTTCCAATCAAAATGAGTTTCTCGCGGAATGTTTTGCCTATGCAAAATTGGGGGCAACGCCGAATCAATACGCCGATGAGGTCTTGAGAATTGTTGACAAGTATTTCAGGAGAAAGAAATGAGCGTTGAAATCCACGACAACAGTAAAGAGGTTTCTGCCGCGATCAAGGCGGCGCTGCTGCGCGGGCTTGAAAAGTGCGGGCTGGTGGCAGAGGAATATGCGAAAAAGCTGTGCCCCGTTGACACCGGCAATCTGCGAAACAGCATTACCCATGTGGTAGACGAGCAGGAACCGGCGGCGATTATCGGGTCGAACAATTCTTACGCCGCGTACGTTGAGCTTGGCACCGGCATTTATGCCGAAGGCGGAGGCGGACGGCCTATGCCGTGGGTGTACCAGGACGCAAAGGGCAATTGGCATTACACACGAGGCAACAAGGCACAACCATTCCTAAAGCCCGCTGCCGCCGACCATGCGGGGCAGTATCGGGACATTCTGGAAAGCGAGCTGAAAAATGGATAACGAAACTATCAAGGCCATTGAAGCCATCATCAAGCGCGGCAACGATGCTGAAATACGCCGAAAAGGCGATGGGTACATCGTCTTAGAGGTCAAGAAAACAATCAAATACAGCACTCAAACATAAAATAAACCGCCCCGGTTAAGGGGCGGGGAAATCATTGGTTTTTTTGTTTTGAATGTCCGTTTAAGTTAAAACCCGAGTTTCGTTTGACGATTGATCTCGTAAGCAACTCCTGCATCATAAGCCTTAATAAGTGGCAAAAGTCCGTTTTCTACTTCTTCCATGAGACCGTACATTGCGTTACTTTTGCAAGCGGGAACAATTTTCCTTTGCTCGTGCGCCTCCTTGATGCCAATTTCATAAGCTTTTATTTCAATGGCGTTCATGTCAATTTCCTTTCCGGCTTTTGCCTGTCACATTTGTTCCTTGTGAGTATATAATAATATAAGTTTACTTATATTTCAAGATGGGATATTCAACAATAAATTGCAGGTTGGATTGTTGAAAATGTATAAGTTGACTTATTGTTTGAAATGTGATACCATGTTGCAAAAAGAGGTTTGCAGCATGGCAACAGAGGCGCAGATAAGGGCAAGCACGAAGTACAACCGAAAACAGGACACCATAACGGTGCGGGTGGATAAAGAAATCGGCAAAAAAATACGCGATGCCGCAGAACGGCAAGGCGTAAGTGTGAAAGAGTTTATTCTTGCGGCGGTAATGCCGCACATCGACGATAAGTAAATAACAACTTCCGCGCAATAGGGCGCGGGAAAGGGCAATAGGAGCCAGCTACCGAGTTTTTCTCGGTGGTTGGCTCTTTTGTTTTAGGTAAAACTCGCGAGGTACAGCGGTTTTTATACAACGTTCGCCCCCGAAGAATTGGGGCCAAGGAAAAGGAGAACGAATAACATGGCGAAATTTACGAGAGCAGAAATCAGAAATATTCTCGGCGACGCTTGCACCGAAGAGATCGAAAATCGTTTGGTTGCGCTGCATCTTGGCGTGGTTGACCCCCTCAAGGACGATCTCACGAAGTACAAGGCGGACGCGGAGAAGCTGCCCGGCGTCCAGAAGGAATTGGACGACCTCAAGGCAGCGGGTGACGGCGGCTATAAGGAGAAGTACGAGAAGGAACACTCGGCCTTTGAAGCCTTTAAGACCGACATCACGGCAAAGGAGAGCAAGGTGGCGAAGGAAAAGGCCGTGCGTGCTTACTTTGAGAGCAAAAACATCACCGGCGCGAATCTCGACCTTGCGATGCGCGGCTGCGGCGAGGAAATGGCCGCATTGGAGCTGGACGGCGAGAAGATCAAGGACACCAAAAGCCTTGATGCACTCGTAAACGGCACCTACAAGGGGCTTGTCTCCACCACGCAGACAAGGGGCGCGAATCCCGCTACTCCCCCGGCGAATACCGGCGGCGGCGCAATGACCAAAGATCAGATCATGGAGATCAAGGACAGAGCGGAGCGCCGCGCGGCGATCGCTGCAAACATCAATCTTTTTGAAAATAAGAACGGAGGCTAATTATGGCTGCTGAAACCAATCTGATCAAGAAAAATGACCTCGCCCGCGTGCGCGAGATCGAATTTACCGAAATGTTCGGTTACTCCATCAAGAAGCTGATGGAAGCCTTGGGTGTGACCCGCAAGATCGCCAAGCAGGCCGGTACTGTGCTTAAGAGCTACAAGGCGATCGGCACGCTTGAGAGCGGCGTTGTGGCCGAGGGTGACACCATTCCCCTTTCCCACTACAAGACCGAGGCTGTGAACTACAAGGAGATCACGCTCAAGAAGTGGCGCAAGGCTACCTCTGCCGAGGCGATCACCGACCGCGGCTACGATCAGGCGGTGGAAATGACCACCGACGAAATGCTCAAGGACGTGCAGAAGGGCATTCGCAAGAGCTTCTTTGACTTCCTTTCGACCGGCACCGGCGCGGTGAGCGGCAAGAACTTCCAGACTGTCCTTGCGCAGGCGTGGGGCAATCTGCAGGTCCTTTTCGAGGACGACGAGATCGGCGCGGTCTACTTCATGAATCCGCTGGACGTTGCGGATTACCTGTCTACGGCCAACATCACCGTGCAGACCGCATTCGGCATGAGCTACGTCGAGAACTTCCTCGGCCTCGGTACGCTCATCATGAACGCCAGCGTCCCCAAGGGCAAGATCTACGCCACGGCAAAGGACAACATCGTCCTCTACTACATCCCCGTCAACGGTGCCGATCTGCAGGAGGTATTCACCTTCACCACCGACGCGACCGGCTACATCGGCATCCATGAGGAGCCTGATTACACCAACATGACCGCATCGGACACCGTTATTAACGGCATGGAGCTGTTTGCCGAGCGCATTGACGGCGTGGTCGTTGGCACCATCGACAACGGCACGCTCGGCTCTTTGACGGTCACCTCTGCCGCTGGCTCCAAGAGCGGCGATACCAAGCTGACCGTGTCTCCGGCAAAGGCCGCTGCGGGCAACAAGTATAAGTACACGTCCGGCTCCTCTGCCGCGACCGTCGCTTACGGCGACAACGTCGCCGGTTGGAACGATTGGGACGGCAAGAGCGACCTGACCATTGCGATCGGCCAGAAGGTGACCGTTGTTGAGTGCGACGGCAACTATCATGCGCTCAAGTCCGGCAGCGCTGATGTAACGGCAAAAACCTGATAGGAGGGCGGCGTGATGCTTGAACAGGTCTTACGGCACTTGAACAACTGGTTCCTTGTGGAAATTCACGAGGGCACGTTCACCGTGGAGAATGGCAGCATTACGCTGCCCTTTCTCCTGACCAATCAATATTTCCGCATCGTCGGCTCTGTGTTTAACGACGGCCTGCACAAGTATCCGGCGGTTGATCTGACGGATGAAACCTTTACCGGGACGGTGTGGGTGTTGGCGGTGCCAAAGGCTGTGGTTTCCCTTGCCGAAGATATCGCCGCGTGGGAAGAAAAGAACGGGGAGGCCGTTGCAAGCCCGTATCAAAGCGAGAGCTTCGGGGGCTATTCCTACACCAAACGCAGCGCAGGAAACGACAGCGGCACGTTAAACGGCTGGCAGGACGCTTTCAGAGGCCGGTTAAACGACTGGCGAAAGCTCAAGGGGGTGGAACCGTGAGTTTACTGGACGATTTCGCAAGCAAATGCGTGCTGATGGAAAAGACGCGAACGCCGGACGGCGCAGGCGGCTACATCGTTGCGTGGGCCGAGGGCGCGGAATTTCTCAACTATCAGGCGCTTGACACCTCGATGGAGGCGCGCAGGGCGGAAAAGGAGGGTGTGACCTCGGTATATTCCGCGCTGGTCAATCAAAGCGTTCCCATCGAGTATAACGATTATTTCCGCGACACGTCCACCGGCAACACCTACCGCGTGACCTCAAACCCGGAAGAACGGGCTGCGCCGCGTTCGGCAGGCCCGACGATCCGGGCGCTGAAATTCTTCACCGCCGAACGAAAGGAGCTGCCGAAATGACAAAGGATAAGGCGCTCCATGCGTGGTTTTCTCAATTTCTCTTCGCATACCCAACCTCCAACGTGCCGGAAGATGCGGTGTTTCCGTGGCTGACCTATGAGCTTATCACGGGATCATGGGAGAGCGGTGAGATCGCGCTGACGGTCAACCTCTGGTATTACACCGAGAGCGAAGCGACACCCAACGCAAAGGCGCAGGAGATTGCCGATGCAATCGGCATGGGCGGCGTGCTTGTGCCGTATGATGGCGGCGCGATGTGGATCAAGCGCGGCTCTCCGTGGTGCCAGAATATCGCGGATGAAAGCGATAAAAACATCAAGCGGCGGTATCTCAACATTACGGTTGAGTTCCTGTCGCAAAACTGATGAAAGGACAACGACATGAAATTTACCAAGATTCCTTCTGATGCGTTTCAGAAGCTCCAGATCAACGCCGGTATCCTGACGACCGATTTCACACCGGCTACCGGCACCATCGGCGAGGCGGGGCAGATCGGCGCAACGACCGGCGGCGTCAATTTTACCGCCACGCCGACCTATTCGGACTTTGGCGAGGATATCGACAACTGCCCCAAGAACATGAAGGAGCTAAAAAAGCTCGATTCGTGGGAGGTAAAGATGGCCGGTACGTTTGTCAATGCCGATACCGCCATTGCAAAGCGGCTGTGCGGAGCGGCGGACATCGGAACGACCGACACGACCAAGGTCACACCGCGCAACGACCTCAAGGACGCGGACTTTGACGATATCTGGCTCGTGGGCGATTACTCTGACAAGAACGGCGAAACCAACGGCGGCTTTATCGCGATCAAGCTGATCAACGCGCTTTCCACGGGCGGCTTCCAGCTCAAGACGGCGGACAAGTCCAAGGGCCAGTTTGCGTTCGAGTTTACCGGCCACTATTCCATGAGCGCGCAGGACACCGTTCCCTTTGAAATTTACATCAAGGCCGGCACGGCGGAGGCGTAAATGAGACTTTCCGACATTCAGGGCGAGCGCGTCTTTGACGTCATCGCGGATATCATCGACCCGATCGCCAACATTGCGGAGGATGATGCGGCATCCGCGCTGTTCAAGCGCGAGAAGCTGCCCGAGGGCATGACAGCCAAAGAGTTTATGACGCAGCGGGCGCGAAAAGCGCTCCCTGCGCTGCTCAAGGGCCACAAGGGCGACATCATCGCCATTCTTGCCTCTATTGAGGGCGTGAGCGCTGAGAGCTACAAGGGTGCGCTAAACCTCGTTAAGCTGATGCGCGACGCGACGGAGCTTTTGACCGATGAAGCATTCGGCGCGCTTTTTCTCTCAGCGCAGAGCGGGAAATCCTCTGGCTCTGCGCAGGAGAATACCGAGGGCGAAAACAAGTAAAGCCGTTCCTGCGGTACTGCGTGGCGCGGCTCAATGAGAAAGCAAGAAACGACGCATACCGCATCTATGTGACCGACGCGCTGCGCATTGTGGCCGAAAACACGGCGCGATACGCGAGCGGGAACTACATCAAGGCGCGATACGCGGACATGATTGAGCCGAAAAAGCAGGACAACCGGACGTGCGAAGAGATTACCGCCGATATTGTCGCGCGGTGCGGGCTGACGATAAAAAAAGCCGCCCCTGACGGGGCGGCGGAGGGATAGGCGTTATTTGAGGACGTATTCCGAGATCATGCGGCCGATCTTCCCGATGTCGGTATCGCCTTTGAACTCAAATTTGGCGGTAAAGCCATTGGAGAACGTCAGGACAAGCTCGCTGTCTGGGATCAGCTCAACAAGGCCGGGTGTCTGGATAGCAAAGAACTGCACCTTGGAAAAGGGCATGGAGCTGAACGATTTCCGTTTTCCGGTGATGCCCTGCACGTCAACGGAAATAATGCGCTTGTTGGTGAAGATAAGCTGGTCGCGGATCGTTTTAAATGCGCAGGTGATCTCTTCGCCCGCGATCAAAAGACCGTTGACCTCGTCGCGGACTTCGGCAATGGAAATAGGCTTTAAGTCAAATGCGGAATCTTTGTTGAAATTGATCATGGCAAAACCCTCCTTTCCTGAAATTGTACTACATAAGCCTTGACTTTTCAAGGGCTTTTCGCCAAAAACACCAAAAAGCGTGGTGAGAAAATGAATTTATTAGACCTTTTTGTCAAAATCAGCGTAGACGACGGAGACGTAGACAAGGGCTTTTCGGAAACGAGCAGCAAAGCGGAAACGCTTGCTGGCAAACTGAAAGGCGGGCTTGCTACGGCGGCAAAGGTTGGCGGCGCCGCGATTGTAGCGGCTGGCGCGGCTGCGGTCGCCATTACAAAGCAGGCCGTAGAAAATTACGGTGAGTATGAGCAGCTGGTCGGTGGCGTGGAAACGCTGTTTAAGTCCTCTGCCGATACCGTGATGCAGTACGCCGCGAACGCATACCAGACGGCGGGCATGAGCGCCAACGAGTACATGACCACCGTGACGGCATTTTCCGCGTCGCTGCTGCAATCGATGGGCGGCGACACGGACGCGGCGGCGGAAAAGGCGAATCTGGCCATTACCGACATGAGCGACAACGCGAACAAGATGGGTTCGAGCATGGAATCCATTCAAAATGCGTATTCCGGTTTTGCCAAGCAGAACTATACCATGCTCGATAACCTCAAGCTCGGTTACGGCGGCACAAAAGAGGAAATGCAGCGCCTTTTGGACGATGCAAACGCCTTAAATGCCGCGCAAGGCAACTACACCAACTACACCATCGACAGCTACGCGGATATCGTTGACGCCATCCACACCGTGCAGACGGAAATGGGCATAACGGGCACAACGCAGCTGGAAGCCAGCACGACGATCCAAGGCTCTATTGCGTCGATGAAAGCGGCGTATGACAACTTTATCACGGGGCTTGGCGATGAAAACGCCGACATGGCGGAACTCATTACAAACCTTTTGGGCAGCACCGTGACGGTGGCGGAAAATCTCTTGCCGGTCGTTGAGAGAATCCTCGAAAACATCGGCGTTGTGGTGCAGGAAAAGGGGCCGGAGATGATCGAAAAATTTGTCTCCTATGCCATCGACAAGCTGCCGGACATTATCGAGCTTGGCCTGCAAATAGTCATTGCGCTGGTCAAGGGGCTGGCGCAGAACCTTCCGCAGCTGGTCACAGGCGTTTTGAATATGGCGGCAACGATCATTAAAACGTTGGTCGATTCCATTCCTGACGTTATCGAGGTCGGCAAGGACATTGTGCGCGGCGTGTGGGACGGCATCAAGGCGATGGGGAGCTGGATCAAAGAAAAGGTGTCCGGTTTCTTCGGCGGCATTGTGGATAACGTCAAGGGCGTTCTCGGCATTCACTCTCCGTCCCGCGTATTTGCCGGAATCGGCGAAAATATGGCGCTTGGCCTCGGCGAGGGCTGGGAGAGCGAATACGGAACGATCAAACGCGGCATTACAAACGGGCTGGACTTCGGTACGGCAACGGTAGGCTTTGCCGATTCCGGCATCGGTCGGTCGAGCGCGGCCATTGTCAACAGCATGGGCGTGAGCACAGAAACCGGAACGACCACCATCAACCTGATGTTCCCGGACGGCACAAAGCTGGCGAGCTATCTGCTGCCGTTTTCCATTAAGGCGGCGGCTGCGGCGGGCACGCCTATCGCAAACGCGCAGATGGCATAAGGAGGCGGCATGAATCAACTCATTTTAGATACCGGCGGCTATGCGATCCTTTTGCCGGAAAGCCGGAAGGGCGGCTATACGGCTTATGAAGAGCCGCTAAGCGTTGACCTTGTGATGCTGCCGGGGAACATGGTGCGCGAGCTGCGCGGGACGGTGTGGCGCGTGAATTATCAGTACGGGTATTTTACCGACGAGGAGAAAAATAACCTGCTTGCGGCGTGCAGAAAGGGGAGAAATGAGCCGATCCTCTGCGCGTTTCTTCCACCGAACAGCACGGAAATGATTTCGTCCGAGTTTTTTGTGACGGCATTTGCCTCGCCTAAATTTATGTGGAGCCGCGAGGGAAAGCCGATGTGGGGCGATTTTTCCGTTGAGCTGCGGGAGGTGACGCCGCATGATTGAGGCGACCTCCGCGTTTCGCTCGGCTATCGTCGGGAAAACAAGGCGCATCTACCTCAAAGCGGTGGTGGACATTTCCGACCCCGATATGACCATCGGGGCGGTCACATCAAGCGGGCTTGCGCCGTGGTCAAAGTCGGCACAGCTGACGGACAAGGACATTTCCGCGCCTCTGCGCTACGCAACGCTGGAGAAAAACCGCTGGTTGCTGGATGGATCGTTTGCGATTTTCCCCGACGACTATCAAATTGCGGGCGAAATTGGAACGGCAAGCGAGGCATTGTCGGGCGCGGACGGAACGTTTTCCACTCCGGTATGGACGCAGCTTTCATTTGCCAACGTCAGCGTTTTGCAGGCGTGCAGCATCTTCTTTTCTTCCGACCCGCTTGACGGCGTACCGGAGGATTTTACGGTGGATATTCTGGTCGATGGCGTGTCGTATCATACGGAAACGTATACCGGGAACACGCAAAGCGCCGTCAAGATATCCGGCTTTACGGTCTACACGCCGGACGCGATCAAGATCACTGTGACCAAATGGAGCCTGCCGTATCGCAGGATGCGAACCGTAGAGATCATACCGGGCTACTACGAGCAATGGAGCGAAAATATGCTGGCATCCTTTTCCGTGCAGCAGCAAGGGGACGTATCTTGCCTGACGCTACCATATGGAATGCTCAAAATGGCGATGAACAACAAAAGCCGTATGTTCGAGCCGCGGAGCAAGTCCGGTTTGTTTCAGAGCATCGAGGAGCGGCAGGGCGTGGAGACCTACATCGGCGTGCGGCTTGCGGACGGCAGCGTGGAGTATAAGCGCGTGGGCGCCTTCTACCAATACTCCGACGGCTGGAAGACCGGCGACAACGGCCTGACGATGCAATGGGACCTTGTGGATATCATCGGGCTGCTGGCGGATCGTGCGTACCTCGCGCCGACGGTGCTGCCCATCACGCTCTCCGGCTGGATCGCCTCACTTGTCGCGCAGCTCGGCACAAACTTTGCGGACCGCTACACGGTGGACGCGGACTTTGCCGACCTCGCGGTCACGGCCTCGAGCCGCGCCGCGGTGAGCGGAAAGAAGTGCGGCGACATCCTGCGCTGGGCCTGCATGGCGACCGGCACATGGCCGCGCGCGGACGCGGAGACCGGCAAACTTGCCGTGGAACCGCTGTGGAACCAGGGCAGCAAGATCACGCTGGAAAACCTCGTCAATTACCCGACCATGAAGGCCAACCAGTCCCTCGCGTCGCTCATCTTCCACCTCTCGGACGGGACGGAGTACGTCGTCTCGGGCAACTCCACGAGCAGCGAGAAGACCGTGACCATCGAGAACCCGTTTCTGCACACGCAGGCGCAGGCGCTCACGGCGGCGCGGCTGATCCTCTCGTGCTACGGCGGCAACCAGCTGGAGCTGACCGGGCGCGGCGACCCCGCAAGTGAGATCGGCGACGTGGACACCGTGTGGCTCGACGAGAGCAGCGCGACCACGGCGCGGCGCATCTACCAGACGTTTCAATTCTCGGACGGCGTGCTGCAGGGCTGCCAGAGCAAGCTCTTGCAGGCGGACGGCTCGTATCTCTACACCGAGCGCGCGGTCTTTACCGAGAGCGGATCGTGGACGGCCCCGGCGGGCAAAACGCGGCTGCGCGTGATCCTCGTCGGGCACGGCGGCAACGGCACGGCGGGCGCGGACGGCGACTTTGACGCGGCGGGCGCGGACGGGACGGACGGCCTCGGCGGCCTTGTTTGGTCGGACACCATTCAGATCAACGAGCAGCAGACCTTTGCCATCACCATCGGCGAGGCTTCCACCTTCGGCGTGTATTCCTCTGCCAACGGCAAACGCTATCCGAACGGCTTCACCGACATCCAAAGCGGCGACAGCTTCGCCCGCACAGGCGTGGCCGTGCCCAAATCGGGCACAGGCGACGGCGGCAAGGGCGGCAGGGGTGGAAATAAGGGCGAGCGGCACAAGGAAAAACAGTACCACCCGGACGGAAGCCCCGCAGGGAGCCGGTGGATCGTGGACGTGGAGCCTGGCAAGGGTACGTCCGGCGCGATTGGCGCAAGCGGCTGCGTGGTGGTGTACTGGGACAAGGAGGAGAGCGCATGAGCGAGACTTATCCGATATTGATTCCAAAGATCCTTGCCGCGGCGTTTGCTCCAAATCCCGCCGACATCAACACCAAAACCCGGCTTACCGTCACCGTGACGGAGGAGACCGTCTACCTCGAACCGACAAAATACTACAGCGGCGAGATTATCGCCGGGGAGGTCTAAACTATGGCGATCCAAACAGTCCAAGCAATCATCAACGGCCAGAGCTACACCCTTGCGCTCAACAGCGCGACGGGCAAGTACGAGGCCACCATCACCGCGCCGGGCAAAACATCCTACAACCAGTCCGGCGGCTACTACAACGTGCAAATTAAGGCGACCAACGACGCGGGTACCGTCGGCTCGGCGGACGCCTCGACGCTTAACGGATTAAAACTCTACGTCAAGGAGAAGGTCGCGCCGGTCATCACCATCCTCTCGCCCTCCTCCGGGGCGTATGTCAGCAACAGCAAGCAGCCGGTCGTGTTTACCGTCACAGACGAGACGGACGGCTCCGGCGTCGATCTCTCGACGCTCGTGGTCAAACAGGACGGCGCAGCGGTCGCATCCTCGGCCCTCGCGAGCACGGCCATCACCAACGGCTACCAGGTGACCTACACGCCCGCCTCGGCCCTCGACGACGGCAGCCACACCGTCACCATCGACTGCAAGGACCACGACGGCAACGCCGCGGCGCAGAAGTCCACCACCTACACGGTCGATACCGTGCCCCCGACGCTCAACGTCACCGCGCCCACGGATAATCTTATCACCAACACAGCGGCTCTCACGGTGGCCGGCATCACCAACGATGCGACCTCCTCGCCCGTGGAGATCAAGATCACGCTCAACGGCGCGGATCAGGGCGACGTCACGGTCGGCGCGGGCGGCGCGTTCAGCAAGGCCGTCACGCTGGCGGAAGGCGCGAATACCATCGTCATTACGGCGACCGATGCGGCGGGCAAGGTCTCCACGGTTACGCGCAATGTGACGCTCGACACCTCGGTGCCGGTCATCAAGTCGGCGACCATCACGCCCAACCCGGTCGACGCGGGCGCGACGATGGTCATCGCGGTGGAGATCGAATGAGCGCGCAGGTCCTGAGCGTCTCGCTGCCGAGCGAGATCATCTATGTGAGCGGCACGGTCAATGGAACGGCGTACACCTGGACCCTCCTTGACGGCGCGTGGACGGCGACGGTCGAGCGGGCGGCGGACGACACCTACGCCGTCGTCCTCACCGCTGTCACCGCGGCGGGCGTCAGCACCAACTACGCGCTCACGCTCTACTACGGCCTTTTGACCCTAATCACCGACCGCACGCGCGCGGACGTGGCGAATCAGACCGACAAGGGCTTTTACAATGCCTCTGACCTCAACCGCGTGGGCGCGGCGGTGGAGTACATCGCAAGCCGCTTTACGGCGCTCGGCTATGCCTGCCCCGTGACGGTCAAAAAGGACTGGCTGACGAGCGACGCGCCGACCGCCTCGCAGATGGAGACCTACCGGCAGAACATCGCCACGCTGCGCGGCCAGATCGCGGTCATGGCGTCCACACCGAATGCTCCGGCGAGCATGGCGGGGCTGGACTACGTCAAGGCCAACAACATTGAGCAGATTTTGCTCGACCTCGACGCGCTCATCGACAAACTCATCAAATCGTGGTACTTTTCCGGCGAAGTGTACGCCGGAGAGGTCTGAAAGGAGACAATATGCAGGACAGAGTATCTTTGTACCCCGGGCGCGTGAAGTTAGAGCCTGTCGCCGGACAGGCCAACACCTACGACCTCACGCGCGCCGATCAGCCCACGCAGGAGGGCACCCCGCTGAACAAGGCGAGTTTGCTCAAGGATTCCACCGCGGCGCTGCTCGGACTGCCGAAAACCGCCGTGCCAGATGATGCTTTTGTTGCGCTTGTCTTGGGGCAGGGCGTTTACGGTTACCGCGTCAGGGTGCAGCTTGCCGACGGCACGCCCGTTGAGGGCGCGACCGTGAGCGGCATCCAGCCGCTGACCGGCTCGACACTGGTGACCGGCGCAGACGGGACTGTGCTCGGCAAAAGCGCCAGTGCAAGCGTGTCCATCGGCTGTACCTCGCCGTACATCGACCAGAAAGCGCCCGCAGCGCAGACGGTTACAAAAACCGGAACGATCACCGATGTGACACTGACGCTGGAGAACGTTACCGATATGCTGACAATCAGTTCGAGTAAAACTGCAAAAATCTCGTCGATGGCAAAAACGCTTGATATGTTTGCCAGCGGCGGTGGCGGCGGTGGCGGTAATTATTCCGCAAGTGCTAATGGATGTGGCGGAGCCGGTGGTGGAGGAGGATACGCAAACAATAAATTAAATATTCCAATTTCTGGCGACACAGATTTAAAAATCGTAGTTGGCGCAGGTGGAGAAGGAGGACAATCTGGGGAAAACCCAAACGGTAAAAATGGTGGGGAAACGACTGTATACCTAAATAACGTAGCTACACTAACTGCATTAGGAGGTTTTGGTGCCACCGGATCAACCGGGGCCGGAGCAGGAAATGGGGATGGCGGTATATATTACGATAGGGAGATTACCCCTAGCGCTAACGGTTCGTCTGCATCAGTGCCTGTATTTAATGAATCTTCCATTGGGGTCAAAACCGGTGGAGGTGGCGGAGCCGGTGGTGGCGCATATAATAATGGCTATGGTCTTGGTGGATTTCCTTGCGGTGGCGCCGGAGGAGCCCAAAATATTGGTGCCAAGAATGGAGGAATTGGCGGCGGCGGTGGTGGTGGCTACTACGGTGCCGGCGGCAAGGGCGGCAATGGCGGTCCCGGAATTGTTTATCTTCGCTTCCATTTTGACGCGGCGTAAAGGAGGGCCAACATGAACTACTGCATTGTAAATGCCGACAATATCATCGAAAACATCATCGTCTGCGAGAGCGATGAGGTTGCCGCGCAGTTCGGGGCCGTGGCCTCCTACGACGGCGCGGCGATCGGCGAAGCGTACAATCCTCCGCCTCCGCCGCCGACCACCGAGGAGCGCGTGGCGGCGCTGGAGGCGGCAAGCGACCGTCTCGACGCGCAGGCGACCTACACGGCCATGATGACCGACACGCTGATGGAGGGCTGAGATGAAAGAGAAAATCGCAAGATGGTACGCGCAAGGGCTGTGGACTGCCGGCATGGTGCGCAACGCCGTGAAAAAGGGCATCCTCAGCGCGCAGGACTATGAGGTGATCACCGGCGAGAAATACGCTGCTGATAAATAAATTTTGAACAAAGAAAAGGAGAACAAAACTATGGCTACTTACAAGAGAATCGCATCCGACGGCAAGCCTATCGAGGTCACCGACACCCCCGCGGGCCTGAGCGAAAACTCGGGCGTCAAGAACAGCATCGTGCAGCCCGTCATGCGCCGCGACCTTTCCCGCGCCGGCACGGAGATCTATGTCGCCCCGTGCTACAAACTCACATACGACGAGGACGGCTACTGCGTCAAGATGACGACCTGCGCCATCCCCGAGGACATCGCGGCGAAGCTCGCTGAGCTGAACAAGTAAAAAAGCCGCCCCGGAGGGCGGCAAATTGACAAAGCGCGGCGCGCGTGGTAGAATGAGCGGGCCGGTAAGAGCGTGAAACAGGTTGTTCCCCCGAAAGGGGGTGACCGCATGAGCACAGAAGCGACCATTGCGTTACTTATGCTTGTGATTGCGGCGATCAAGTTAGGCATCGACCTAAAGAAATAACCGCCACCTAAGAGGCAGCGGCTTTCCTTTCGACCTTAAATCGATTAGGGGGAGCGACAAGCACCTCGACCGTGCGCCGCTCTTAATGGCCTTAGTATAGCACCGCGCCCGCCGCTTTGTCAAGCAAGACAAGGCGGCTTTTTTCGCGCCGTCGGAAAGAGAGACAACGCCTATGGAAAGTTTATCGAAATTGGCGGCGCTGTGCTCGGAGATCACGGTGATCCTCGCGGCGGTCGCCATGCTCGTCAAGCCTCTGCGCAATAAAATGCTGGGGCTGGACAAGCTGACCGACGCGCTCAAATGCCAGCTCCGGCACGACATGCTGCACACCTACTACCGCCACAGAGAGGGCCGCACCATCCGGCAGTACGAGCTGGAGGATTTTCTCTATCTCTATCGTGGGTACAAGGCACTCGGCGGAAACAGTTTCATCGACCGCATTAAGTCGGAGATCGACGAGTGGGAGGTAATGTCATGAGAGACGTCAAGGGCGCTACCTCGGAGGAAATCCGCATGATAAAGGCCATCCAGCGCTCCGTCGGGGCGCTGGACAACGGCTGGATCGGCAACCAGACCTTGAGCGACATCGCGGCCAAGCTCGGCGCGGACTGCTGGCCCCTTAACGTCGAGCTGTACGGCCAGCCCTGCATCCTCGCGCGGGACATTGACCCGCTCAACCTAAGCGGACGGCTGCCGGAGAATGCGATCTCGGGGAGCTTTTCTTGGCAGGGTCAGCCCTGCTCCATCCTCGTGCGCGGCGGCAAGGTCGTGCGCGGCATGAGCTGCCATTGCCCAACGCCGGAGAGTGTGCTCTATAAGACGCGGGACGGCGCGGTGCGCATTGCCCGCGTCTCCTCGGCGGACGCTCTGACGCACTCTGGCGTCATTTGGGCGGTCGGGGGCATGGGATTGCTCGGCAATTATAACCCTGCCGCAGAGGGCTTTACAGGCGCATACTCCGACGTGCTGCGCAAGACCAACCACATCGTCCTCGGCTACAAGGGCGGGCTGCTCTACGGCGTGTACTGCAAGGCCATGACCGCGCAGCAGGTCAACGCCTTTTGTCGGGACAAGCTCAAGCTCACCAGTGCCGTCATGCTCGACGGCGGGCACGTTGCCGCCATCAACGGCGCGTGTAACAAGATCAACACACAGACGCGGCAATTTTACGCCGTGCGGTTTTTGTAAAGGAGGAAAAAAATGCAAAATCGACTTGCCAATCTGCTCACAGTCAAGAGCATCGTGACCATCGTGCTCACGGCGGTTTTCTCGGTGCTTGCCCTGCGCGGCAGCATCAGCGGGACGGAGTTTCTGACGATCTTCACGACCATCATCGCCTTCTACTTCGGCACGCAGACCGAGAAACGCAAAAATGAAGAAATTTCTTGAGACCATGACGGGCTGGGTCGGCGCTGTACGCGGCGATGCGGTGCATAAAAGCATCGTGGACGCCTACAACAGCTACCTCCCGCACCCGCGCGGCTACAAGCTCGCCTATTCGGACGACTACTGCGCGGCGATGGTGTCCGCGGCGGCGATCCTCTGCGGCCTGACAGAGGTGCTCCCCATCGAGTGCAGCTGCGGCGAGCAGATGCGGTGGTATCAGGCGCGCGGCCAATGGGTCGAGGACGACGCACACGTTCCCAAAATCGGCGAACAGGTCTTCTACCATTGGAACGACCGCAAGGACTACGCCCTCACGGACTGCACGGGCGCGCCCAACCACACGGGCATCGTGACGCGCGTGGTCGGGAACTGCGTCAATGTGTTCGAGGGGAACAAGGGCAGCAAGCATGAGTGCGGCTACCGGACGCTGGAGATCAACGGGCGCTATATCCGCGGCTTCGGCGTGCCGAAATATCCAGCGGACAAGACCGTGCTCACGCGCGGCGACAAGGGCGCGGCGGTCGGCAAGCTGCAAGAGCTTCTTAACGCTTGCGGCTATGAGCTGGATGTGGATAACTCCTTCGGCCCCGCGACGCAAAGAGCGTGGGGGGAATATGTTTACGCATATCTCGAAAAAATTCTAAAATAACGAAAGGAAAACGGGCGGGAGGCATGCCTCCCCTCGCGTGAGCGCTCTGCAAGCCCCGGCGCACAGCATGGACAAGCAGCACCGAGCGATCCGCGCAAAATTATCCTCTATGGCCCCGCGGCGGGCCGTGGCATACATTCGGTCCTTTGAGCTTCCGCCCGACGAAATGGCGTGCCTCGTCGAGTGCGACGTGCGGGGCCGCTCCTGCGTACAGGTGGCATTTGAAATGAACCTGTCGCCGGATACGGTCAAAAAGTATCGCCGAAAGGCGTACCGCAAAATCGCATCGGAAGTCTTTGAATAGGAAAAGAGCTTCACCAAACGGTGCGGCTCTTTTCCTTTATGGGGGGTATGAATGACGCATGGAGCACGTCGTGACAAAAATAGCATATTCCGTCAGAATTTGCAAGCGCAATCGTTCGACGAATTTCGCCGTACACTTTTCATCCCCTTTTCCGGCACTTTGGGAAAGGGGTTTTCTTGTACCATAGAGGCAGAAAAGGAGGTGCGCTGTATGTACGAACGGCTTTTGGCATTGGGATTCACCGAGCAGATGGCGAGGGATATTTTGGTGCTGTTCCCCGAGCCGGATGAGCTGCGCACCTACGTCTTCTTCGCGGAGCTGCTCCATGTATAGCTATTATAATCCGTCACCTTATGGCAAGAATGTGGGCGACTGCACCGTTCGGGCAATCTCCAAAGCGACCGGAAAAGACTGGGGCGAAACGTATCTCGCGCTCGCCATACAAGGCTATTTGGACGGAGACATGCCGTCGGCCAATGCGACCTGGGGCGCGTATCTGCACTCTCTCGGTTATCGGCGCTACATCGTTCCGGACACCTGTCCTCTGTGCTATACCGTCGGGCAGTTTGCAAACGAGCATCCGGCAGGCACATACATTTTAGCCCTGTCCGGCCATGTGGTATGCGTGCAGGACGGGGCGATCTTTGATTCATGGGACAGCAGCAATGAGACGGTGATCTATTTTTGGGTAAAGGAGACTGAATGACATGGCTTTTAATCCGTACTATCAAAACCCTTATTATCCACAGCCGATGCCGGACAACCTTATGCAGATGCGGCAGCAGCAGATGATGCAGCCCGCTCCGCCTCCCGTGCCGCAAAATCCTGTTGCGACCGGCGGCGTGCAATGGGTGAGCAGCGAGCAGGAGGCGAGAGGCTATCTCATCGCGCCCAACTCTGCCGTAGCGTTGTGGGATTCCACCGCCCCCACCGTGTACCTCAAGCAGTCCGACGCAAGTGGCAAGCCGACGCTCAAGATTTACGACCTCGTAGAACGTGCAGAAACGGCCTCTAACGCGCCGCAAAAGCCGGGCGTGGAATTTGTCACCCGCAAGGAGTTTGACGCGCTGGCGGCGCTTGTGGGCGAAATAAAGAGCAAGAAGAAGCGCAAGGTCGAGGAGGACGAGGACGATGACTAATCCGTTCATGGCCGCGCTGGGCGGCGGGCAGATGCCGGGGCCGGTAGGCCAGTTCCAGCACATGATGCAGCAGTTCAACCAGTTCAAATCAAATTTCAATGGCGACCCCAAAGCCGAGGTCGAAAAGCTCTTGCAGAGCGGTAGGCTGAACCAGCAGCAGCTCAACCAGCTACAGCAGATGGCGAAGCAGTTTCAAAGCCTGATGCAGTAATCATCAACATAAATCAACATCGTGGCCACGATTTGATGAATAAAAATTTTTCAAAGGAGTGATACTATGTCTCTTTCTGACGGCGGCGTTCAGGCCACTATGCCTGTTGCGCCAACCGGCATGATGAACAGCGGCTTTGGCGGCTTCGGCGGTGATGGCGCGTGGTGGATCATCATTCTTTTCCTGTTTGTTTTCTGCGGCTGGGGCGGCAATGGCTGGGGCAACAACGGCGGCAATTCCGGCGGCGTGGTCGACGGCTATGTGCTGACCTCTGATTTTGCCAATGTCGAGCGCAAGATCGACAGTGTAAATCAGGGTCTTTGCGACGGATTCTACCAGCAGGCGCAGCTTGTCAACGGCACTAACATGGCGATGGCAAACGGCTTTGCACAGTCCGAGCTGTCCCGCGCAAACCAGCAGGCGGCGCTGATGCAGCAGCTCAACGCCATGCAGATGCAGGCCGCGAATTGCTGCTGCGAGAACCGTGCCGCGATCGCGCAGGTGCGCTACGACATGGCGGCGCAGGCGTGCGACACGCGCAACACCGTGCAGAACGCCACACGCGACATCATTGACGCGAACAACCAGAACAGCCGCGCCATCCTCGACTTCCTGACGCAGAGCAAGCTGTCCGACCTCCAGACCGAGAATCAGAATCTGAAACTGGCGGCATCTCAGGCCGCGCAGAACAACTATCTGATCTCGCAGCTGCGTCCGTGCCCTTCGCCCGCCTACATTACCTGTAACCCGTGGGCGGGCAGCGGTTACGGCGGCTGCGGCTGCAATCAGGGCTGCGGCTGCTGACAACTGCATAGCATAGCTTTTTGTTGACGATTTTGTTGACGTCAACAAAATGGTCGGCCCCGTGCCGATACTAACGACAAACGCGGCGGGGCAATAGCCCTGCCGCTGTATTTTAAACGGGTCGATTTCGACCCCTTTAGGAAGGAATGATTTTGTGAAAACGGTTGACGAACTTAAGCAGGAATTTGTCGATCACATTGCAACTCTGGACAAGAGTGAAATGAGCATGTACGATCTTAGCAATTATGCCGATCTTTTGCGTAAAGCGGACGAATTATTTGCGCCCAGCTACGCGGAAATGGTCGCAAATGGTGCGTTTGCCCCTTTTGGGGCAAATCAGAGAAAGGAGTGATACCAGTATGGCTGAGTTTAGTAATTCTAGCATTGCTTTGGTCCCTGCCGGGCAGAACGTCCCACTGACCGAAACGGCGGTCAATAGCAAGCCGTGTATCGTGCATCGTCAGGGCGCAGGCATTGTCACGCTTCGCGGACTCACCAATCAAAATCGCGCCCTGTTTAGGGTCTCCTATGGCGGCAACATCGCCATTCCCACCGGAGGAACGGTTGAAGCCATCACGGCGGCGCTTGCCATCAACGGAGAGCCGCTGACCAGCGCAACAGCTA